GATTTTTAAAAAATTATTTTTATTTTCAGAAGAATAAACAAAATTATGAGGAGTTTTTTTTGCACCAAACTTTTTTTTGTATTTAGATAGATCCTGATTACTATAGGCCCTGTGATCTTGGTCATCCATGTCATTAATTATTACATACCAATTAGGTTTCTCACCTGGATCAGCATAGTTTTGCATGAATTTAATTTTGCCTTCGGCTTCGTACATTGACATTCTTAACTTTCCTTTCCTTTTTATTCAGCCATTGATACAAAAGCAAAGCAGACTTAGCAGCTTTTAAATCAGCCTTTGTTACATCAACAGCTTTAGTTTTTAGTTTGCCAGTTTTTGGTGCATTGACTATCATTATTCTTTTACAGTCAAAACCAAACTCTTCATTCAAAGCCATCAAATAAAACATACATTGCATCACATGGCTTTTGTAAATATTAGATCCAGATTTCCAATCAAACACAACAACCTCACCTGTCATTGCATCACGCATCACAGCATCTACAGTTCCACAAAAACCTAGTGAGTGGTAACAAACTCTTTCAAGATACATAACTTCATAAAAGTTTTTGTTTTCATCCCACCAGTTTTTAAACAAGCTGAAGCTGTGTTTTATTTGTTCATTGTAAATGTCAGGTTCAGAGTCGGTTTTAATATAGTCTTCGATGTGTTGGTGAACATTCGTTCCAATATCACCTGCTTTTTCAAGTGTATTTCTATGTGCTGTTTTGATTTGTTGGAAGATTTCTTTCTTTTGAATTTCATCTATTGGTTTTCCAGGTTCAATAAGATCATCAAATTTTTCTGCTGCGCATTTAGCTGACCAAAGTATTAATGGAAAACTATCCTGACATACTTTTGCAAGATCACTTGCATTTGGTATTTGTTTATCTTCTAAAAAATACTTATGTGTGTCGCTGTAAAACTTTAATTTAACTCTTGGGTTACCAACAAAAAATTCTCTAAGTGTCATTGCATTATATTATAAATTATATTATTTGTTTTATATATGTGTTTATGTATAACGATTAAATAATATTATATAATAGAGAGGTCTTTACAAAAGTTGTCAAGAAATATTTTTAAAGTTGATGAATTATTAGCGCAAGTTGCAAAAAAACGCAGTTTACGTTATAATTCTTATGATCGAAAACCACATTGGACTATGGGCCTAGCCTTGAAAATGAAGAAAAAAATGAGTAGAGAGGATTACAAAGTATGGTTGAACAGATATTTGGCGGAGCTTAATGCAAAACGAAGACAAAAGACTGATTGAATACAGGGGTCAGGGTGCATTAAAAGCATATAATGCAAGAGAGTCTGAGATCAGCTACCTTGCAAGCAAAAAGATACTTACTCAGCTCGAGACAGAATGCGCTGAAAGATACAGATATTACTACGAAAGATCCTTGCTAGTCAGCAGGGGTAACGATCTAATCACAGAATACGGATGTCGCATAGATGGCTCAAAATCGATCAGTTCTGGTGAAGGCAGGCTCGATGCGATAAAGCAGCTAAATCGTGTAAATGAGGCCATTGGAGAGCGATATAGGCCTATTCTATTTGATATCTGTGGGGTAGGATACACCATAAAACAATTTAGTAACAAGACAGGCATAGGCCCTAGAAAGGTGAGCAGAATGTTAAAAGAAGCCTTATCAATGGCTATGTACCCACTAGGCCTTAAATCTAACCCCAATACAATACGTTAGTGGCTTATCAAAGAAGCCCTAAATACCTGAAATATGTCAGGGATAATTACCCATGCGCTGTTTGTGGTACAGATCAAGATATACAGGCCCATCATATTACTTATGCAGAGCCAAGGGCATTGGGTAGAAAAAATTCAGACCGTTATGTCGTACCAATTTGTCCGTTGCATCACTATGAGCTGCATCAACTGGGTGAAAAATCTTACTGGAAAAACAAGGGCTTAGAGCCTTTGATATATGCCAATCTTTTATGGGATAGATACCAGACCAAAGTGAGAACGAATAAAAGCCTTTGATCTGGTAAGGGGAGTTCTATGAACTTATATCATGTTAGACCAAAAAAAGGTGGTTGACAAGTGCAGATATTGTAAAAAAACACTACATATTGTTGATGATTTTATCGTAGATCATCTAAGACCCCCTAATTATTACCATTTATCTTGTATGAAAAGGTATATTAATAAGCATGGTGGCTTGCACCATAGCAGGAAATAGGTTACTTTTGTTATAATAGTACGAGTATGACTAAAATTAAACTTAAACTCGATACACCTGATTTGCCAAGGTCTGAAACCTACTTAAAAGAAACAGATATAAACCAACTTGCAGACAGTTTTTACAGAACAGAATTCCTTACACAGTTTGGCCCAAAGCAAGGCCGTAAAATTGCAAGGGCAATGGCTGCCAGTCTTGTAGCTTCACAATATCTAGATTTATTAATGTTTGAAACACAGGAAAACGACTACGAATTATTTTATGACCTCGAAATCTCAGAAACAATCCATTAAATTAGACGGCCAAGTCTTAGACGCAGGAAGTATTGATATTAAAATAGAGGTTTGTAAACCCCAGTTCCATGATGATCATATGACTGATAACTTTGGTTTGTTTGACAAGCGCAAGGCTACAATCACCTTGCAGCATGGACAAGATATACACTACATGAAAAACAGCTTATGCCATGAAATTTTTCACCTGTGTATTTGGCTGTCCAGTAGCAATGGTGAGGGTATGTGTTTGGAAAAGTCAGAGGATGAAGAGCTAGTCGTAAACTCATTGACTAATCACTTCATGACCATGCTTAAACAAAATAAATGGCTCAGAGAATATTTATTACAGGACTAAATATTACTATTGTCATCTTGTAATTTTTTTTGTAGAAGATGGAATGCCTGAACCATCAAATCCACTTCTTTTATATTTAGGATTAATTGTTTGTTGCTTGGGTATATTTTGTTTAGATTTTCTTTTGTTAGTTTAACACACTCAGCTACAGTTTTATTTAGCTCTTCAAATCTTTCTATATCATTGAAATAGAAGGCTTTATATTTACCGTTCATTGTTCTAGTAAATAAAATCTATCTTCAATAAACCCATGATACTGTTTAGCTATTTTATTAAGATCTTCCATAACTTTTGTAAGTTCTCTTTTATTTTTGCTCGCTTGTATGATGTTTTTATTACCGTTAGAGCATAGAAAATATACTTTTTCATCAGCTTTAATTGATACTACGTTATTCATATTTACGCCTTTTCTCTTTCATAAAAATAATTTCCTACACAAGCGAAACGATTGCCGCTTTCAAGTTTGTTAATTACCTTTTTTCTTATAGCTATTTCACAATTTAACTGTGCTATAGCTAGTGTTTTACCCTCTCCCCATGCTCTGGGAATATCAGGGCTATCTATTTCATAAGCTAAAACTTTTATTGGTTCATTCATATTTACCCCCTTTAAATTAAAAATAACAATATAAACACAAAGCCTATAGCTGTTAGTGCCATTAGTCTAGCTTTATTTTCAGTCATATTTTTTTATGAGTTCCTGCCTGCCATAGTTCAATAATATCTACAGGCTGTTGAAACTCCCCTTTCAATTTGTTTATTGTTGCATTAGCTGTAAGTGTATCGTAATGCTTAGTTATTACTTGAGTTGGGCCAGTACCTTCTAATTTAAACTTAATATACCAGCCAGCAGGCTTAAACGTACTCACAATAAACCCCCAATTAATAAATCAATAGTTAAAATAACTGATGCAATTGTTACAGCTATTATAATAATTGTTGCTATATCAATTCCCTTCATTATGAACACCCCTTAAAACCTGTACATAATCTTCTATTAATTTCTTTTTAACTTTGTTTTTAATTCTCTTCTCTTTTTTCCTGTCTCTTTTTTGGCTTTCATTTTTATCAAAACAGATAACCTCAAAATGAGTATCAAACCAATCGTTTTTATTATTCATTTGTTAACCTTTCCTAATGAATTAAATAAGCAATGTTATTCACCTTGTTAGACCAGCAACTGCGGCAATCAAGGCATTGTCCCCCCTGCTTAATTGAAGGGCAAATTTTAGAATTCTTAGCTAGTTTCTTATTTGTTATAACTGAGCTTGTATAACTGAAAACTTTACTATTTAGCTGGGCATCAATTAAAGGGGCGGAAACTCTAAATATACAATTTTTAGGTATATATATTTTATTATCTCTGAGCTGCTTTAATATGCTAGTTTCTCTAGTCGGTATCCAGTACTTACAAGAAGGCGTTAATCTTGCTAAATTAATTATTTGTAGGGCGTGTTCATAGCTCTGTAAGTCGCCAGCAGCATGAAATCTGAAATATTTACAGTCAGATTTTAAAACCTGGTAAACCATGCCCAACACCCATTGAAAACCATTGTTAAGACTTTCCTTGTGTAGCTTGTGAGATTTACCTACTGATCCCTCCCTATATCTTAAATAGTTACATTTCTTGGCGTAGCATGAAGAGCATACAGAATTTTTAACCTTCCTGAGCTGAGATCCTTTGTTGCAATCCCATGCGCTTAGATCGTAGTTATAAAAAGGCATCTTCTTATTTTTATTTGTTGCGCCTCCGCCAGTCAATAACTTAGCCTTCTTTAAATTCCATCCTTGGGCCTGAAGGTATGTAAATAAACTTTCTTGGAATTGTTGGGCTTGCATCTATTGGCCCTCCATTAGTACATTTATATTTCTTCTAGTAAGCTGATGTTTAAATACATCGTACAGCTTGCCATCTGATTTTTTCCAAGTGTACATATACATCCATTCAACGTATTCGCTAATCTTTTTAGCGGCAAGGGCATTCTCAAAAGCCTTGATATGGTCTCTCTCGTATATGTCATCTCTAATATGTTTAAGAGTATCCATTACTCCCCCCTTCCTTCTTTTCTGATCGTTATGAATATATCCCTGTACTTTTTAGAGAATTGTAAATAAGTCTTACTAGCTCCCTGATAAGCATAGTCCAAGGCTTTCAATCCTTCTATTTGAGCTAATTTACCTTGTTCTCTATATGTCTCGATTAGTAGCCTGATATTATATGCAAGATCAGGATAATTGACTTGTCTACTAAACTTTAAAGGCTTTTCAGGTATTGTTATATCGTTTATATGTTCCATGTTTACTCCTATGTTTAATTAATATTGTAATTAGTACGAATAGAATGTGTCAGAAATAAGGCAAACAATATATAATTTTTATACTTAATTTATGCAGGATATACATTCTCTACACCCAAAGAAGCGCAGCTGATTAATCAAATTATTAAATCAGGGCAGGGATATAATTCAAAATAATAGAAGGCCCAAACATAATTAATATTTATTGGCGCATTATCTATGGGCCTTAACATAAGATATATTATACGAATAAAATAATTAGCGGATTACGGCCCTATTCTATCAAGAGTAGGGGGTTTTTGTCTCCTACCCCACTAAATTATATATGCCGTACTACGTATATATATCTATCCATGTAAACGCTAAATCAAAACAGGGGGGTTTTATTTACAATCCTTTATAAATCAATTATAGCTTAGGGCATAATATGACTACAGAACTGACGTTACGTTTTCAAGCAGCACCTGCGGTGCTTTTCTTGCAAACACAACTACCTGCTAGGATGGTGGTTGATCTTAATAAATACCTAGACACCAAACATAACAAAGGTGGTGAGAGCTTTGCAGACAAGCTAGTGGGCCAAATAAGTCATGGTGAACAGCTTAAAATGGATCAGGATGATCCCCTAGTTCAACCATTTGTCCAGACTGTTGCGAATATGTCTCAGTCGTATTTAGAACAATTCTCAAGAATGATAGGGGTTAAACCCTTAAAAAGACTGCCAGGAGTTCACAGCTTATGGTCAGTACACTCATACGAGAGGGATTACAACCCTGTACATGATCATGGGGTTGATACGATAATGGGAATATCCTTTACCACATGGACAAAGATACCCAAACAAATAGCCGATGGCGAGGAATACAAGGCATCAGCTTTATATAACTCAAGCGGAGTAGCGGATGGATATTTACAATTCCACTTTGGTCAGACAGGAATAAGGGGTTTAGAGGAGCTTAGACCACCCTTTTCTAAGACTGTAAAACCTGAAGTTGGCAAACTGTATATGTTTCCGTCTTGGTGTCAGCACTGCGTGTACCCATTTGAGGGTAAGGGAGAAAGACGCACTGTTGCTGGAAACCTCAATATGTTTCCTCATGCGAACAATTGAAGAAGATATTATATCATGGGCGATAGATCATGTTGAAAAGCATGGGGATAAATTCCCTATCTGTCCATACGCAAAGCAAGCCAGATTAAACAAACAGGTCAAAATAGTAATCGTTGATAAGTGCGATGACTTTCTCGAACAGGTTTGTGACGAAGCAGGGGTTTTATTTGAACAAGAATTAAAACTCATCATTCTGGCGTGTTCTGATATGAAAATAACACCAGATACCCTTAACGACTATGTTTGTGCTTTAAACCACGTTTACGTGCCTTTAAACACATATCTGATGGCATCGTACCCTGAAGATGAACAGGAAGAGTTCATGGAGGGTGATTGGGAGCCAGACAACGAATTCTTTATGGTACTTATCCAGCCATTCAAAGAACTAGAAGAAGCATCAGCTCATCTAGAAAGTATTGGATATTATAACAATTGGAGTCAGGAATATTATACTGACACCGTAAAACTTAGACAATCATACAGGAGGCTATATGGCAAGAGGAATGAAAAAAAAAAAAAAAAAGAAAATGATGAAGAAAAAGAAAAAACAAAAGAATAAGTAATGGCCAAAAAGAAAGCTATACCTACTAACAAAGCCTTGTACTCACGTGTCAAGTCGGAAGCAAAACGAAAGTTTAAGGTTTATCCTTCAGCTTATGCCAACGCATGGCTTGTGAGAACTTACAAGAAACGTGGTGGTAAGTATAGGACTGCGTAATGGCCAAACCTACAGGCGGATTAACAGCATGGTTTGGAAAAGGACCAAAGGGAGACTGGGTTGATATAGGCGCACCTAAGAAAAAGGGCCGATTTCAACCATGTGGCCGTAAATCAGCCAAGGGTTCAAAGAGAAAATACCCTAAATGCGTGCCAAGATCAAAGGCAAAGAGCATGACAAAGGCTCAAATACGTTCTGCTGTGTCTAGAAAGCGATCAAAGGCACAGGGAGTAGGCGGTAAACCAACTAATGTCGCAACATTTGCGAGGAAAAAACGAAATGGCAAGAAAACTTAGTAAAAAACAAATGAAAATAGCTCGTGTTGCCGAGCCAAGAGATAAAATTACTGCTGCTGACTTTAAAAAGTTGCGTAATCCGAAGAAAATGCAAACTGAAAAACGAAAGTTTATGGTTTAATCAGATCATTTGATTAAATAAAACGACAAACAAGTACACAACTAAAGCACAACCTAATAAATTTGAAGAATACATCATAATAACTTTGATATAACAATTTTTTTGGGTATGTGAAATACAAAAATCAAAGGAATTATCTGTCATTATGGCGATCACATATAGAGGAGAAAGATTTTCAGGTTACAACAAACCTAAAAGAACACCTGGTAAATCTAAAAAGTTCGCTGTACTTGCAAAGAAAGGCAAACAGGTAAAACTAATACGATATGGAGACCCAAATCTCTCCATAAAAAAATCACAACCTAAGAGACGTAAGTCTTTTAGAGCAAGGCACAAGTGTGATACACAACCGCCTTCTAAATTAACGGCCAGATACTGGTCATGCAAGAATTGGTAACATGACATCAAAAGAATTAAGAAGAATAGTTAGAAATTTACAAAGGCAATCAAGAATGAGACAGCCTAGACGTAAAAGTTTTTATTACGATCAAAAGGGTGTCTTGGGTAAAGGCGTGCAAAAGAAATATTCTGGTCAATCTATTAATGAAATTATGAAGAAATTTTACGGAAAGAGTACAAGAGCATGAAACACGGTGGAAAAAGAGAGGGAGCTGGAAGGCCAAGGGGTGTAAAGGCTGGTACGAAACGTGAACGATTGGAGAAAGCGTTGGGGAAAGATGAAGTATCGCCATTGGAATATATGCTTAGGGTTCTTAACAACAAAGCGTCAAGCCCTGAAAGAAAAATGTGGGCTGCTGAGAGGGCTGCACCGTTTGTTCACTCCAGGTTATCATCTGTTAGCAATACTGTTACTGGTGATAGTGATAAGCCTGTGGCCGTTACCATCGGCTGGAGAAAAAAAAATGGCAGTAATTGATGGAGCTACTGCGATCAGAGGTTTACTTTCTGATATAAATAGTTTTATTGGTGCTAATTTACCGTCAAAGTATTTAGGACTTCTAGAAGAAACTAAACCATCAATAGATAGTTTGATACCTAAAATAATTATGGCTGAAAGCTCTGGTAATCCTGATGCAGTAAATGAAAGAACTGGAGCTAAAGGGTTGATGCAAATCATGGATGATACAGCAAAACAACCTGGTTTTGGTGTTAAACCTTTGGAAGATCCTTTTGATCCTGTTGAAAATGTAAGATTTGGAACAGATTATTTTACAGCAATGATGAACAAATATGATAACAATGTAGTTTCTGCATTAGCTGCTTTTAATATGGGTCCAACAAAAACAGATAAATGGATTAAAGCTGGATCTAATTTTGACAAACTACCAAAAGAAACACAAGATTATATAAATAAAATTCTTAGATAATGGATATTGAAATACCGTATGAACCACGGCCATTGCAACAACAATTACATAACAATCTAAAAAGATTTAATGTTATCTGTTGTCACCGTAGGTTTGGTAAAACAGTTTTTGCCGTAAACCATTTGATTATCACAGCTTGTGAAAAACCAAATGCACGGCTTGCATACATAGCACCGACTTATAGACAAGGTAAGGCAGTCGCTTACGACTATTTAAAAGAATACACAGAGCCTTTAATGAGACTCGGTGGTAGCAAACATGAAACTGAACTAAAGATTGATCTCTGGAATGGTTCTAGAATACAAATCTTTGGGGCAGACAACCCAGACTCACTTCGAGGCCTTGGCTTTGATGGAGTGTGTCTGGATGAATTTGCCCTTATGTCACCTCGTACATGGACAGAGATTGTAAGACCTGCCATTGCAGATAAACTAGGTTATGTAATATTTATAGGAACACCCATGGGCCACAATCAGTTCTGGGATGTTTACGATCTAGCAAGAAGAAGAGGCGGAGATTGGAAAGCAGTATTGTACAGAGCTTCCGAAACTCAAGTTATACCAGACGATGAGTTGGATGAAGCAAAACTTACAATGCCTGAAGATCAATACGAACAAGAGTTTGAATGTAGTTTCCAAGCTGCTGTATCTGGATCTTATTACGGTAAGCAGATACAGAAAGCTGAGAAAGAAAACCGTATAACGGATGTTGAATACGATAAAAATAGCGATGTAGAAACTTGGTGGGATTTAGGTATCGGTGATTCAACCGCTATATGGTTTGCTCAGAGAGTCGGTAACGAAATACATTTGATAGATTATTACGAAACATCTGGTGAAGCACTTGCACATTACGCAAATGTTTTAGAAGATAAAGCGTATAATTATGGAAGACACGTAGCACCACATGATATTGTGGCACGTGAACTTGGAACAGGTAAATC